GCAGTATTAGCAGGACCAGTAGCATTTGCTGGCACTGTTACAGTTTCTGGAACATTGGTAATAGTATAATGAGCAAAATAGAAGTTAATACAGTTGATGTACAATGCGGATCTACACTTACTTTAGGTAGTTGTGGTAAAACAGTTGCATTAGCAAGTGGTGCTAGTCAAACTGGTTTTGGAAGAACTGGTACAGTAGATTGGGTAACAACAGTACAGACATCAACACCATTTACAGCAGTTTCAGGAAAAGGTTATTTTATTAACACAACCTCTGGAGCTATTACAATGAATTTACCATCATCTCCAAGTGTAGGTGATATTGTGGCTATAAAAGATTATGCAGGAACTTTTAATTCAAACAATTTAACTATTGGTAGAGGTGGTTCTAATTTAGATGGAAACGCTGGTGATAAAACATTAGACACAGATAGTTTAAGTTTAACTTTAGTTTATGTAGATGCAACACAAGGTTGGATTCCCATTGAAGAAGGCACAGGTTTTATTGGTGAAAATTTTGTGACAGCAACAGGTGGAACTATAACTACAGTTGGAGATTATAAAATTCATACATTTACAGGTCCTGGTTGTTTTGAAGTAACTAAAACTGCATGTTGTTCTACTGCTAATAAACTTGATTATTTAGTAGTAGCTGGTGGTGGCGGTGGTGGAGGAACAAATTGTACCTCTGCAGGTGGTGGTGGAGCTGGTGGGTTAAGATTTTATGCAAACACTCCGACAAATCCACAAGCAGCAAATCCTTCAAATCCAATTAACAATTTTCCTTCTGGAACAACAATTACAGCTAGTGTAGCAACTTATCCAATAACAGTTGGAGCTGGTGGAGCTGGAGGTCCAGATAAATGTGCTGGTCCAACTTTAGGAACAAATGGTAGTGTTTCAACTTTTTCAACAGTGACATCAGCAGGTGGTGGTGGAGGTCATGGATATAAAAGTGGTCAACCATTGATTGGTAATCCAGGTGGATCTGGTGGTGCAGGTTCTTATGGTGGTGCAGGTGGAAATGGAAATCAACCTCCAGTTAGTCCATCTCAAGGAAACAATGGTGGTGATGGTGATAATAGTCCACAATTAGGTGGCGGAGGTGGTGGAGCTATAGCTGTAGGAACAACTGCTTCAGGTAGTACAACTGGTAATGGTGGTGCAGGTGCTGGGTTTACAGGTTTTGGTGCAAGTAATGGACAATGTTCAAGTTGTAAACAATATTTTGCTGGCGGAGGTGGTGGTGGTTCTGATAGTGCATTTCCAGCAGGTGGAACTGGTGGTCTTGGTGGTGGAGGAGCTGGAGGAAGAAATAGTGTTGGAACAGCTGGAACAGCTAACACTGGCGGTGGCGGTGGAGGATCACAATCCTCTCCTACAAGTGCAAGAACTGGCGGTGCAGGTGGCTCTGGTGTAGTAATAATAAGGTACAAATTTCAATAGGTAACATATGACAAGTACAATTAAAGTAAATACAATACAAAATACATGTGGGGCAGACATTATAAAAGAGTCTAGCAACACAATAACTATTGGTGCGAGTGGTGATACTGTTACTCTTGCATCAGGTGCATCTCAATCAGGATTTGGTAGATCTGGTTCCGTTAACTGGCAAACAGCAATTAAAACTGCAAATTTTACAGCAACATCTGGAGAAGGATATTTTTGTAATACTTCTGGTGGAGCATTTACATTAACTTTACCTAGCTCACCTAGTGTTGGAGACATTGTAGCTCTTAAAGATTACGGAAGTTCTTTTAATACAGAAAATTTAACGATAGATAGAAATGGTTCTAATTTAAATGGTAGTGCTTCAAATTTTACAGCAGAAACAGTTAATTTAAGTTTAACTTTAGTTTATGCCGATTCAACAAAAGGTTGGTTATCAGTTGAAGAAGGAACAGGATTTATTGGTGAAGGTTTTATATCAGCTACAGGTGGAACAATTACAACTAGTGGAGATTGTAAAATTCATACATTTACTGGACCTGGAGATTTTGTTGTTGGTGCAATAGGAAGTGCCCCAGCTAACAACGTTGTTTCATATTTAGTAGTAGCAGGCGGTGGTGGTGGCGGTCGTCAAGAAGGTGCTGGTGGTGGTGGAGCAGGTGGTTTTAGAGAATTTAAATCTCCAGTAACACCCTATACAGCAAGTCCATTAGATGGAAATCCAGGTGGTACTCAAATAACAGTTTCAGCTCAAACTTATCCTATTACGGTAGGAGGGGGTGGAGCAACTGGTCCTTCATGTTCAGTAGGATCAAGTGGTTCGCAATCAGTATTTTCAACAATTACTTCAACAGGTGGTGGAGGTGGTGGTGCTCACAATATAACTGGTGCTAATGGTGGTTCTGGTGGCGGTGCAGGCGGAAGGTGTAATACTTCAGGTGGATCAGGTAATACTCCTCCTGTAACTCCATCTCAAGGAAATAATGGCGGTAATTCTAAAAATTCACCTAGTAACCCAGATGGTGGAGGTGGTGGTGGAGGAGCAACTGCTGTAGGAGGTCAAGGTTTTGGTCCTACAAATCCAGATGGTGGTGCACCAGGTGGAGCTGGAGCAACAACTTCAATAAATGCTACCCCTACTACATACGCAGGTGGCGGTGGTGGAGGAAAAGATTCTGATTCACCAAACGGTGGAGATGCTGGAGATGGTGGAGCTGGTGGTGGTGGACAAGGTGGCAGTGCTGATGGTTCTCCAAGATGTGCAACGGCTGGAACAGCCAACACTGGCGGTGGTGGTGGTGGCGGTGGAAAAAGTTGTAAACCAGGAAAAGCAGGTGGCTCTGGTATAGTAATTATAAGGTACAAATTTCAATAGGTAACATATGAGTGAATTAAAAGTAAATAAAATTAGTCCAAAAACAGCATGCGGAACAACTACACTTGGAGATAGTGGAGATACATTTACTATTCCTGCAGGTGTAACAATAACAAATAATGGAACACAAACAGGTTTTGGAAGAACAGGAACTGTTGATTGGAATACAACACCAAAAACTAGTAATTTTACAGCAACGGCTGGTGATGGTTTTTTTGTTGATACATCGAGTGGATCAGTAACTGTTACTACACCTGGAAGCCCACAAGCTGGAGATATTTTTTCTCTTGCAGATTATACAAGAACTTGGCAAACAAATGAATGTGTGCTTACACCAAACAGTAGTGTTAAAATTGGTGGAGTTACGGCAGATGCACAATTAAGAACAGAGGGTCAGTCAGTTACATTTGTATATGTAGATGCAACAGAAGGATGGATAAATGTACAAGATTCAACATCTGCTGTTTCAGGAAGAGTAGTAACAAACTTTATTACTGCTACTGGTGGAACTATAACTTGTAGTGGAGATTACAAAATTCATACATTTACTTCACCTGGTACTTTTGAAGTAACAAATGAGGGTACAAGTTGTGGATCACAAAGATTAGATTATATGGTTTTAGCTGGTGGTGGAGGTGGTGGAGGTAAAAACTCTGGTGGCGGAGGAGGAGCTGGTGGTTTTAGAGAATCCGTACCTAGCCCTGCTGCTTGGAGTGGTTCACCATTAGCTACAACTACAGGAATTACTGCTGCTTTTCAATCATATCCAATAACAGTTGGTAGTGGTGGAGCTGGTGGTAGTAATCACCCTAGCAATCCAGCATATGTTAATAACACTGGAAATGGTACAAATGGTTCAAATTCAATTTTTTCAACAATAACTTCTACTGGAGGTGGAGGTGGTAATGATAGTAATGTACCATCTGCTCCTTCTCCAAGTTCAGGTCAACCAGGAGGTTCTGGTGGAGGTGGAGGTGGAGAAGTCGCTAATCCTGGAGGAACAGGTAATACACCACCTGTTAGTCCTGCACAAGGAACTAACGGAGGTAATGGTGGACCTAATTTAAATCGTAGAGGCGGTGGCGGTGGTGGAGCAACTGCCGCAGGAACAAGTTTTCCATCAACTCCAATGAATGGAGGTGCTGGAGCAACAACTACAATAAGCGGAACTCCAACAACTTATGCTGGAGGCGGTGGTGGTTCATCTGAAGGTCAAAGCTGTGCAACTGGTTCTGGAGGATCAGGTGGCGGAGCAAGTGGATTATCCCCAGCATCACCAACAAGTGCAAATGCCCCAAGTGCATCAGCAAATACTGGTGGAGGTGGTGGAGGAAGAGGTGGTGGTGGCCCTGTATGTGGGGCTGGTGGAAATGGTGGTTCAGGAATTGTAATAATAAGATATAAATATCAATAATAAATAGGAGAAAACAAACATGGCACATTTTGCAAAACTAGGAGCTAACGGTAAAGTTATTCAAGTGTTAACACTTGATAACAAAGACATGCTTAATGCTGATGGTATTGAAGATGAAGCTGTTGGTCAACAGTATTTGGAAAGGCACAATAACTGGCCTGCACAAATGTGGATCCAGACTTCTTACAATACATCAGGAAATAAACATAATTCAGGCGACAACTCAAAAGCATTTAGAGGAAACTACGCAGGTATAGGTTATACTTGGGATGAAGATAATCAAATCTTTTGGGTTAAAAAACCGTATGCATCTTGGGTAAAAAACACTACTGATGCTAGATGGCAATCACCAATCGGTGATGCACCAGCATTAACTGCGGAACAACAAGAACAAAATGAAGCTGGAACTCATGGCTGGAGTTATTCTTGGAATGAGGATAATCAATCTTGGGACTTGTCAGATTCAAAAGCATAATAAAATATACCTCTCAAAAACATTGACTTTTTATAATAGGAGTGTATAATAGATAGGTATATGAACAAAAATACATTGTCGGAAATAGCATTGTATCATGGTGACATTGCTATGCCAAAAAATTTTGAAATAGATCGAGATAAATTAAGTACGGATATTTTACAATCTGATATTACAGATTCACCTTTTCCATTTTCAAGAAATTGGGATATGCTTAATACTTATATGCGAGATCATTTTAATCTTAACTATGGACGAACTTTAGTAAATAAATCTACTTGGGGTAATATATATAAACCAAATGAAATAAGTATTCCATTATTAAATATTGATCCAGTAGATCTTAAAAACTCACCAGATTTTACTTTTCTTTATGGAGTTAAGACTAATAATTGCAGTATTAGAATACATTATGAAGATAATAGACGAAAGGGTAGAAGCTGGGATATTAAATTAGAAGATAATAAATTTATTATGTTTCCCTCAACATGTATGTATTACATAACAAATGCACAAAGGGATAGTTTGAACTTTATTCAAACAATAACATATGAATATATCTAATTATTATTGGTATTTTAAATCTGCATTAACACCTAAATTTTGTAATGATGTAATACAATATGCATTACAACAAAAAGAAGTTATGGCTAGAACAGGTGGTTATGGTAATAAAAAATTAAATAAACAAGAAGTATTAGATTTAAAAAGAAAAAGAAACTCTGATTTAGTTTGGCTTAATGATACCTGGATATATAAAGAATTACATCCCTATGTACATGAAGCAAATGCAAAAGCTGGTTGGAATTTTCAATGGGAAAGATCTGAGTCTTGTCAGTTTACAAAATATAAATTAAATCAATATTATGATTGGCACTGTGATAGCTGGGATAAACCTTATGATAGACCAGGTAAAATAGATCACGGCATGATAAGAAAATTATCAATGACATGTCAATTAACAGATGGATCAGAATATACAGGTGGTGAATTAGAATTTGATTTTAGAAATTATGATCCACACATGAGAGATGAATCAAAACACAGAATACAATGTAAAGAAATTTTATCCAAAGGATCAATAATAATATTTCCCTCGTTCGTTTGGCATAGAGTAAAACCCGTAACATCAGGTACACGATACTCATTAGTCGTATGGAATACAGGGAGGCCATTTAGATAATGCACATAAATAATTATTTTAGCACAGCTGTTTGGAGTGAAGAAAAACCAGAGTTTGTTAAATCGTTAAATAAAGCTAGCAATAAATATATTAAAGATGCTAGAAATAGAGAAAAAAAATATATAAAAGAATTTGGTGACTTTGGAAGATCATATCATTCAACACCACTAACAGCTGATAATGATTTTTTAGATTTTAGAAATTATATTGGTCAAAAGTCTTGGGAATATTTAGATCATCAAGGTTATGATATGTCACAATATCAAACTATGTTTAGTGAATTATGGGTACAGGAGTTTGCTAAAAAAGGTGGTGGTCATCATTCAGCACATATACATTGGAATCAACATGTATCAGGTTTTTACTTTTTAAAGTGCAGTGATAAAACTTCTTACCCTGTATTTCACGAACCAAAAACTGGTGCAAGGTGTACAAAATTAAAAATGAAACCAGACTTAAAAGGTGTGTGGCCTGGTCACGAACAATTTCATCTTAAGCCAAAACCAGGAACATTAATTATATTTCCAGGTTATTTAGAACACGAATATGCAGTAGATC